CTTCCTTTCTGTTATTATTTTACATCAATTTATTATACTTGTCAAGATAATATTGTACCGGATCCACAAATTCTTTTTTACCCCTGAACTTAAAATCCCCCACACATTTGCTCTGGAGCTTTACCATTTCTTCTAAGATTATATCAACCCCTATTTCTGAAATAAACAAGGAGTTTTTTGTTTTTCTCCCACCGTATTTCTTTTTTAGAAACTTCTCCACCGTTAAATAAAGCTCTGTTTTTTCTCCATCGATACATCTCGACACATTTTCTTCTATAAAGTTTTCTAGTTGATATATATTCATCTTGCTAATTCTCCTGCTCTTTCAATTATTGTTCTTGCGTATTCTGATGTACCATTCATACTGTTTGCGTAATCAGCACCACCGTTATAACAAGTTAGTGCCCATTCGAGACTATTATGTTCTAAATAGTTTTGAAGTATCTCAATCCCTACCATTACATTCTGATAAGGATTGTAAAAATCTTTTAATCCCATTTTTTCAAGTTTTGCCTTGTGCCAATAGGTGCTTACCTGCATCAATCCCACACATGACCCGTCGGGACTTTTTGCGTTCGGGTCGCAACTGCTCTCAGTCTCGATTATCGCTATAACAAGATATGGACTTATTTCCTGATACTCGCAATAGTCAAATAACCACCCTTGAAATATCGGATCAAGTGAATTTTCGACTATTTTCTGTGGATACTCGCCTTTTATAAAAGTGCTGTTAAGACTTGTTGAATTTATGCAAGTTTCCGTCATTTGCTCTGTTGTTTGTTCTGTTGTTTGCTCAAGTCCATATGCTGTTCTGTCGTCTGCTGCCCAAGTTCCAAATATAAAAAGTGGAAACATTAAAGCTATTAGAACTTGTTGGTGGTGCTTTTTAATCTTTAGAACAATCCCTGTTAAGAAGTTGTCTATTGTGATAATGATTTTTCTTAGTATTTTCTTTTTCATCGCATCTCCTTTACTGTTTTGATATGCTTATATTACACCTTTTTATATTAATTTACAATATACAATATACACAAAGTTACTTGTTAAAATTGCACAAAAAAAGACTAGGTTTCCCTAGCCTTTTAAATTTATTCAATTACAATTTGTAATCTGTCAAGTCCTGTGCCAAACGCCCCTGCGTATCCGTCCATTCCAGAGCCTTTTTCGTTGTCGTACTGCCAGGAGTAATAATTTGCCCCAACAGGTGCAACTCTGTATTTTGCTTTTTTAATTGTTTCGCCCGAAGGTGTAGTGTAGTAAACCACTACCGCATCAATAGGCTGTCCATTTCCTGCATATCCTGATTGCAGGTTGTTAATGTCGCAACCTGAAACCGGATCAAGCCAACCACCGCCTTTAATGTGAACCTGATACCATATAGAGCCCTTATCAACCTTAACTGCTATATCTGTGATTTGCTGACCACCAACTCCCGCAAAATCTTCAAGATTTTTAACAAACGGTAGCCACCCACTTTTAATTGTTCTGACTGCATAAGATACATTTACCGCTCCACCGCTTAGATTTGGCAAGTCTGTATTTAAGTATGCCGTTGGGTCCACTGGTTTTCCATCTAAAATATACTCAAAATGTAAATGTGCCCCGTAACTCTCGCCTGTGTTACCCATAAAGCCGATAACATCTCCCTTGTTAACCTTGCTACCTACTCCGACTGTAACACTTCCCTCTTTTAAGTGTGCATAGAAAGTCTCTTGCTTGTCTGTGTGTCTAATTCTAATCTTGTTCCCGTAACTTCCAGAAATAAACCCACTTACATTTTTAACACATTCTACAACTGTACCGCCTGTATGTGCGATTATAGGACAAACTACACTTGCACCGTTGTTATTGCCTACTACATCAACCCCGCTGTGCCATTGATTAGTACCGTTTATAATTCTGTTGCCATATCCGCTTGTTATCTTGCAATCGTAACCTTGTAATATTCTGCTCATTTTTACTCCTTTATTTCTGGTAGTCCTGCTACCGATGTTAATATTGATAATACGCCCGCAAGCACGCTTGCACTCACTACAACAACCCAATTTACCTCTGCAATTACTACTGTTGTGCCTATCGTTGCAATAGCTGTTTGTGCGATTGTTTTTAAAGCTCTTACGCCTGCTGCCTTAAACCAAACTTTGCTCATTTTTACACCTCGCTTTCTTTTCAAATTATACATCTAACCAAGTTTTTTATCAATGTCTTCTAGGTCTGATATTCTGTGATTAGCAACGCATTGTCTTTCTTTGACTAGCTCAATCTCTTTCTCACTTTCATACTGTCTGCGAATTACATCGTTATACTTATCTTGCTTTTTTTCGATTATATCAAGCCGATAAGATATCAATGTTGTTATTTTGTTGTTGTGTGTCTTGTTTGAAATCATTACCCCGATTAAAGTTAAAATACCTGTTATTATTGCTACAATTATATTTGCGTCCATTATATGCTCCTGTCAGTTTTTTAAGATTCTCCCCGCTGAAAAAGAAACATATTGATTAGTGCTATAATTAACAATACACTTCTTGTTATTGTTCCTTTTGTCATTTTATAAACTCCTTATAATTAATTTATTCTATAAAGTGAGCCAACATAAACCGCTTGTGTTGGATTGTACAATCCTAATTGAGAAGATTTTAAAGTTCTCGCAACTGTACCGGTACCCCCGGACAGACCAGAAAAAAGCAAATATCCAGTAGAGGCACTTGTACCTTGAAAAAATACAAATTGTGAATTTCTAATATCTCCGCTTCCAGTTCTAAGTTCTATTGCATAAATCTTACCACTCAAATAATTTTCACTCATAGGAATTAGTGTTGGATTCGCTGAGTCGGTTGATGTTATTTGGAGTGCAGAAGATAAGGTGTCAACCCTTCTCCATATCCCAACATTAGCATTTAATTCATTAACCGCACCTACTAAACTTGTCTTAGCTGTTGTAGTTAAACTGGTTAAAGTACCTATTTTTGCAACTAATTCATTAATAGCGTTTACTATGCTAGTTTTAATAGCTGTTGTTAAGGACGATAACACACCAATCTCACTATCAAGTTCGTTTACTGCACCACTCAAATCTTGTTCTGTTGTTGCGAGCGTAGCTGTGCCGACTTTTGTTTTTAGATTCCCAACATCAAGTTGTAAATCGTCAATATCTGCAAGTATTCCAGCTAAAATCGTGCCTTCGCCTTCTAAGTATTCCACGCAATCAATTAATGCCTGATAAAGTGTCGGACTAGAATTTAAAAGTTCTTGAATTTCTTCAAGCGATACGAACCACCTTACTAACCCAGGAGAATAACAAACTGCTATCCTTCCTGTGTCGGTGCAGATATAACCTTCTCTCGCAAGCAGACTACCGACAACTAAATCATTCTCTAACCCGCCACGCCATTTTAATATTTTATATTCTGTCATTTTGTCCCCTTTCTAAATTTTATCTTTTAAAGCTTGAATTTCAGCTTTTAAAAACTCGATTTCTTGTTGTTGCTTAGTGTTTACTTCGATTTGTTCTTGAATTCCCTTAGTTAATATAGATATCATATTTCCTAAATCTCTTTCGGTTTCTTCGATGATTTCTATGTTTGAATAATCTTCAAAAGTTTCCTTTTCAACAACTTTTAGTTTTTTAACCTGTGCAAACTCCGGGAGTGTGTCGTGGTCGATTTCCCCGTCAATCCCGCTGATTTTCGAAAGTTCTTCAAGTGCGTTTCCGTCATAAAACGGTGTACGGTCGGTAAATGAATCTGCTGAAACATTGCCAACAATATAAGCATTTCCACTAACAAAAAACGGATAAATCCCAGAAAGTGCATCATTTGCACCAATTCTTAAAGTTCCAAAGACGCCCTCGTCTGCAATGCTCGAAAATGTTTCTGTATGACCACAACCTAATCTTGTTGAATATATAGTTGAAGAGCTTGAAGCTTGCGAGTGTAGCTCGATCGGCTTCCTATCTTCTGTGTTTATGTCGATTGTAAAGTTTACAATCCCATCCCAAATGTCGCTCATTCTCCTTGCGACCTGTGCTCTATCTCTTGTGTCGATTTTTCCGTCGTTGTTAATATCAAATTTGTCAAAATCTTCGTCCGTTGGAACTATTGCAAAAGTTGTAATTCCAGAAACCCTGTCGTAGTCTGCGTTTGTATATGGGCCATACACCTTTTGGAAAGTTGTTGTTAGGTTTAGATTTCCGTCTTGTTGAACGATAAAAGTTCCGCTTCCGATGTCAATCTCGACACCTTCAAGTTTTCCGGTCTTGATATAATTAGCAACCAGCAACCCCGTTGAAATTGTGGCAGCAGTAAAATTACCGTCAACATCAAGTCCTGCTGAATAAGTAACCCCACCGTCGTTTGAAACTGAGAAAGCATCGGATGTCATTTTCCAAATTTTAGTACTTTCACTTTTTAATGGTTTATCGTGTAGATAATAGATAGTTGCCCCTGTCTCGTCGGTTTCTTCGGTTTTGTGAACTCCGAAAGAATAAGTCATTAACTGCGTAAGCATCTTAACGGATTGGTCGTAATAACTTAACTGTCTTGAAGTGTCAATGTTCGCCCTTGAAAGAAGTTTTGTTGCTTCGGAAAAGTTCTGGCTTGAATTTATCTCAGCAGCCTTTCCGCTACACCTATAAGTTGAGTACTCGTTGAAGCTAAAGTAATGATTTGTTAAGATTATACCATATACACCTTTGTGGGTCGATACAAAGCCTACATCTCCATGCTGAATTGATGGGTCAGACAAAGCTGAACAACTCAATGCCCTAAAAGTTGTGCCGATTATCTTATCCCCTAAGTGAGTTGCGATAGTTTGTGCCTGCCCTGGTAAAATTAAAGGATTTTCAATTTCTAGTGCGTAATCATCAGTTCCATAAAGGTAAGTTTCGCCATAATCTGAAGAATCTCCCATAGCCTTAACTTTTATACCTGTAATAACAATGTCTCTATATTGAATCGTTGGAGTTTTTGACAAAGCGTAAATATGAAAGTAATCATTTTGTGTTGTATCGTCTGGAATGTTACCGTCTATAATATTGTCCGAAGGTAAAGCGTTACCGTCTATAATATCTCCTGTTGCATTACCGTCTAAGATGTTAGGAGGCGAACCGTACCACTCAAAGCACAACTTATCTTCTTTTATAACTACATAATGCCCTGATATTTGACCGACATACGAGAGTACATCTTTAAAAGTTGCATCATCTTCAAATCGTTCTGATACGATATAGTCTTTATAATCAAAGTTCGTTGTGTGAAGCGTAACGCCACATTTAAGACAACAATCAATCACTATCTCATATAGTGTAGCAGGATAAGTTAGGGTTGATTCTGAATAGTCTCTCGTGAACTTATTCATAGCATCGTAACCCCTTATAGAGATTAACTGCCCCGTTGTCTGTGCATCAACTACATAGTATTTATTAATATAAAGATATTCTATGCCTGTTGATACTGTCTGACCAACATATGCATAAACTTCTGAACTATAAAAATCTTCTTCGGTGTAGTTACCGTCCATATTATCAACAGTAAAATCAACCTGTCCTGTTATACACGCCCCTATATCAAAAGAATTAGTATTTGAAGTGTGTCCTTCATAAGAGAACGCTCTTAAATTAGTCTCATAAAGTGTTATGTCTGCCCTGCCATCTTGCACGCTGATTAATTTAACGTGCAAGTCTCTGTTTTCTCTTATATTTTGCTTAAATTCCGTTGAAGTATTAATCATTTAATCTACCCCCACGTCATAAAGAGTGAATGATACCGAGCTCCAAACCCCGTCCCATTCTCCGTTTTCATCAGGTATCAGGACTTGTGAGCCGAGTGAAGGAAGTGATGGTTTGAAAGTTCTTGTTATCCAAGTCGCAGAGTTTCTAGGGTCGGGGTGGTAAAAACTTAGTCTCGTCTTTCCAATTAACAGACTTAAAAGGCTTGATATTTCGCTCCACCTTAGCGAACTGTAACTAAGTGATATACTAACGCCTAGCCTTAGAATCTCTGAATGGTCTACCTTATCAAGTGTTACTCCACTATCCTCGCTGTACTGATTTTCAAAACTTATTTTGTATTCGTCGGGATATGGTATCTCAACATTATCAATTTTAAATTTATCTGCCATATTTCCCCCTTACGCAAAAGCATTTCTGCCTGTTTTTAAAGTGTTTTGTTCGTTCAAATCAATGATTTCCTGATATATCAGCCTTGAACCTAAATAAATGTTTATCGGCTGTTTTCCGTTTCCTGTTCCCATTTCTTCTCTTAAAGCTTGTTTAATAGTTGAAAGTGGGCTTACAACTTCGGTTTCTCTGTTATTATCTCCAAGTACCGCAGCAAACTCTCCACTACTTGCAGGAACTACCGTACCTGTTGCCAAGTGTGGTATTTTATCGATGTTAAAGCCGAACTTCATTCCACCGATTTTAGGTACCCAACTAGGTATGTCAAGTTTAATCTTATTCAGTCCGCCAATTAACGCATTCAGTCCGTCAATCATAAAATTAATAGGTGCTTTAACGAGTGCTACAACCTTTTCAAATATTCCAACAATGAAATCTTTGATAGTTGTAAATATTTTTATAATATTGTCTAGCATTCCTAAAAAGAAGTTAACTATCGGTGCTATGACGTGATCATATATCCAACTAGCCAATGTTACAAGTGCGTCTTTTATTGCACCCACTACGTTTAGGACTGTTTCTTTTACGGTGTCCCAATGTTTAACAAGCAATACTATAACTGCTATAACTGCTATTATTATTGCGATAATCAACAATATCCACCAAAACGCTACACCTGTTGCAACTCCAAAAACTGTTGTTGCTATCGTTGCTATATTCATAGCCACTGCAAACGCTCCTATTGCTACCGTTATTGCTATAACTGCTATAATTAATATTTTCATCAGTGTTGGGTGCTCTGTCAGGAATTCCCCCACCTTCATAAATAAACTAATAACATCGTCAAGTACAGGTTTAAAAGCGTCGAAAGCTGTTATTAATAGATTAATACCCTGTTCTTTCATTTGAGCCATTTTAAAAGCTGTTGTGTCTGACATTTTACCGAAAGCTTCTTCTGTTGTGCCTGCTGTACCTGTAATAGTTGCGAGATTATCATTAAAAGCTGTTAGTCCTTCATTCACTATCGCATTAGAAGCCTTGCCAGCTTCCTGTGAACCCCATAAGTTCATAAGTGCTTCTGCGTTACCGCCTACACTGTCATTTAATATTCCGATTACGTCTCCAAGAGATGCCCCATCAGCCATTAACTGACCGAAAGATTTACCCGTTTTTTCAAGTAATATCTTACCTACATTGCTTCCACTGTCTCCAAGTTCCGACATCATACCCGACATATAGGTTGTTGCTTCTGCTGTGTTGATACCTTGTTTAGTCAGGGATACATAAGCACTTTCTAGGTTACCCATTGATACCCCATAAGCCGAACCTGTTGCAATAGCTTTACCCATTACGCTAGATAGTTCTGCTACGGTTGTAACACCTAAATTCTGCACCTGAATAAGTCCGTCAGATATTTGCTCTAGTGTTCCTGCCTGGTCTCCGTAAGCATTTTGAGTTGTTGTCAGGAGCGAGAGCGCACTTGCTGTGTCAGTAAAGCCTGCTGTCGCAAGTTTAGCTGCTGATTCGGCTGTTTTCATCGCATCTTCTGTTGATGCACCTGCTGATATTGCATTATAAGCTACATCTGCAAGGCTTGAAGCACTTTGTCCGGTCTTAACAGCTAAATCCTTGAACCCTTCCGAAAACTCGTCAATGCTTACTTTGTTAGTGTCTGCAATCGTTGAAAGTTTGGCAAGTGAGGTTTCATATTCTGCCCCTGCGTTATATGCTGCTGCAGCTGTTAAGGCTATCCCTGCTGTTAATACCGCAAAAGCTACTGTTGCCTTACTTGCTGCAGTTTCAAGTGACATTGTTTTCTTTTCGACTTTATCAAGGTCTTTTTCTGCTCCTGCGCTGTCTATTTCTGTATCAATTACTATTGTTCCATCTGCTGCCATTATTTCCCCTTTCTATCTAATTTTAGAAAGTAATTCGTTTTTGTAGTCTTCTTCTTCATCAGATATTTTATCTTTTAATTTGATTAAATCAACGTGTTTATTGTATAGTTCTTGTTCGTGTTTTTCTAGTTTTTTGCCTTTGTTCTTTTTTCTTCTAATCTCAATAACTGTTGTTAACATTCCTTCTTCAATTTCAGCAAAGAACCCTAGAAACGTCCACCAATGCATATACTCAACTTCTCTGACTTCTTTATTAGCCACCTTATTAATAGCCGAAAATATCATCTGTTCGTCTTGTTCCCAATCCATTACTCTTTTTTCGGGTCTTCCTTCTGGTTTTCCTGCATTTAAAAACCAATTAGCCTGCTCGAGTGCTTCGTTGATGTTTTCGGAGTTAATCTTTTCGGGATTTTTAAAGAGTATATCGACGCAGACTTGCCACTTCTCGTAAGGTTTTAAATTTGGATCGTTGAAGGCTTGAAATACAAAAAGAACAACCCTATAATCTGTGTAGATTTCTAACTGTTCCCCCTCTACCGTTAAAAATCTAGGTAAAAAGCCTATCATTTTTTAACCTGTGAAAGAATTTTATCTTTAGTATACTTTTCAACTCTTTCTTTTGACTTCTTAGCTTCTGTTTCAATGGTCTTTTTAATCATTGGCTCGATTGCTTTAAAGAACCTTTCAAGGATTGTTACACCGTTCTTTAAAGTTAAGGCGTCTTGATTGCCATAGAGCGCACTAGATACATCAGAATTAAAGATATAATCTGTCATCTCTCTTGTGATTTTATCTTGTCTTTTCTTATATTCAATTAAATCTTCTGGGGATTCAATTTTAACTTGTTCTTTTGCATAATCTTCAAGTTCGGCTTGCTTTTCCTTCATTCTTGTTATG